CAACTTCCTGGCCGACATGGGCGAACGACCGGAAGGCATGTCGCTGGACCGGGTCGACAACGACGGGCCTTACGCCGCCTGGAACTGCAAGTGGTCCACACCGCACGAACAGCTGGTCAACACCCGGGTCTTCAAACTGATCCCCGAAGTAGTCACCGAAATCAAACGACTGCGCGAAACCGGACTGACGATACAAGCCATCAGTGAACGAGTCAACTTGAGCTGGAACACCGTGTCGCGAGCACTGAGCGGGAAGGGCAGAAGCCGTCCCGGACGCAAGTGACCCAGCACGCGGCCCATGCTCAACCGTGCCCACTAGACGCCGGACCCCTCCGCTCAGGAACGGAGCCCGGCTCCTGAAACGGCCGCGGGCATATAGCTATTTCCGCTTAGCGTACGCGCTGCACAGGCACTTCGCACATAGCAGCGGAATATCTAATACCGCAGCAGACCTAGCGAGACGGCTGGCCCGGTTGCGGCAGCGGAGGCTGGTACCCGAAACCGTCCCGGTACCCCCGGCGGACCGCCACCGCACTGAACACCACACCGAGGCACACGCGGCCGGCTAGCCAGCCGATGCCCCAGAAAATGCCGAGAAACAGCACGAGCAGAACGCGGGACACCTGGACCTGACGGGCTTCCCGGGTAATCTCAGCGACCGGAATTCCGTCGGCAATCGTTGGCGCAGACATAGGGCAAGCATAAGGGCAGGCCCGGGACGTCGGCGTGGCCAGGGCAGGGACGGGACGTCGGACCGGACCGGTTTGGGCCGGAAAGGGGAGGTACGTCGGCGAGGGGCGGGCTGGCCGGAGACGACTGGGTTCGTCGGCAGGGAATGGGCAGAAGTGGAAGGAACTGGTACGTCGACTAGGGGCGGGGCGACTCGGAATCGGGAAGGCAGGGACCGGGCAGCGGCTCAGGCGGGCTTGCTTCGGATTGGGCTGGGGAGTCGTAGCCGTCACGTTCAGGCGTCGGGCACAGCATAAAACCCTGGGCTGACCTCAAGGCCCTGCCCGGACCAGCGCCCTCCCTCTTGCGGACCAGTCCGGGCAGGACGTTCAGGTTAGCTCCTAGCGAGTGCGGTAAACGTAGACGTGAGCGCGGGCGTCCGTGCCGGGAATCTGGTGATGGTTCCCGTAGGTGCCTTCGGCAGGCACAATCACCAGGGCGTAGTTGTGGGCGGGCGACAGCCCCCACAGGTAGCCCCGGTTCGTCCCGGCACCGTTGTCGCACGTGAATCCGATGTGCGCACCGCCGCTGGAGGTGGTGAAGCCGTATCCGTAGATCCAGACTTCTTCGCACTTGTTCGCCGGGTTCGGCCAGCCGTTCGCGGACTCCGACCAGCCGACCGTGGCCTTACCGGTAGTGTCCGGCACGATTACATGGCCGGCGTAGACGTACGGAACGGGGTTGATCTTGCCCGTAATGTTGCCGTTGCCGGGCAGCTCGCCCGCGCCGGTGGTCCCGCCGTCGATCCAAGTTTCTGCCTGCGTCTTGTACGTCCAGGACCAGCCGTTCCCGCCGTTAGTGTAGGCAGCCACTACGGCAGATGGCGTCGCGAATGCCTGAGCGGGCCAGTCGCTGGTCTTATGGTCGACCACGGTAGGAGCAGTGAAGTTATCGTCCTGCGTCGACTCGATGTTAGCTGCACTCGGTGTGTCTGTAACAGGTGCGTACAGTACATAGGAGGCTCCGCCGGTCATCGAGCCGGACACCGAATGCGAGATCTTAACGCCTGCCGTCGACTGGTTCGGAGACAGCGCGCCCAGAATCGCATGGAATTGCCCGGTATCCGCCACCGTAGCCTTGTAGCACGTGTCAGCCACGGCAACAAAGCCGGTGAGCGCTGCGCAGTCGGTAGCCGTACTGTCAGCCGAGACAGTCAGTGTACGAGCGAAGTCGTCGTAAGCCCACGTCGGATTCTCGGGGTGATTACTCACCTGGGTCGTCGCGGTAACCGTCACCGGAGCCGCGCTGGCCTTACCCGTGCCTACAACACTCGCCGCCGCGGCTGCCATCAGCGCGGCGGCGCCGATCGCGGCGTATCTCTTCTTCATCCGGAACCTCTTCTTATCCTTGAGTTGGTGCTTGCCGGCGTATGCTAGCTGGTTCACTGACTGGAATTCCTTCCTTTCCTGGTATCGATCTGCGCGTGGACAGCCTCAACATCCCGCTGCACGCTGTCCAGCTTCTTCCGGTCCCCGGTAAAGACAGCAGAAACAAGCTGGGGACCGCATCGTAGCAGAGTGAAAAAATCCCTGGCGGTCATATCAGGTTCCAGAACGTAACCCGTGATTCAAGCACCAGCTTGTACTGCTCGTCGCGGAAGCACAGCGGCACGCCCGGTCCGTTGGCGTAACTGCTGCCGTTACCGTTCGCATAACTCCGGTCGCCGCTCATTCCATGAAGTCCCAGCAGGAGAAGGGCCGGATCATCGCCTGCTCCCAGCCGAGCACCTTCGACAGACCGACTGGGCCGTTGGACAGGCTCTGCCCGCTGTTGCTGCCGTGAGTATGCGGGAACTCGCCGCCTCTAGTCATTTGCCTTGTTCCTTTCCGAGGGTTTTTTTCTTGCCAGGGACTCACCGGAGCGGCGCGGTACGGACAGGCGCGTCGGCGCGGGGTGGTTTGTCACGGAGCGGTGTGATCTGTCGGCGTAGGCCTGGGATGTGACGGAGCGGAGCGGCTTGTCGGCGAGGAAAGGACCGGAACGACTTGGTACGTCGGGCAGGGGACGGGTCGGACAGGTCCGGCTAGGTTCGTCGGCAGGGGATGGGATGAACAGGGGCGGGCTGACTTGATACGTCGGCACAGACTGGGCGGAGCCGGGCAGGGGTGAGCGGAGGCGGCCAGTCGGCGCGAGGTGAGCTGGCTTGAGTAGGTTCGTCGTAGCCGTCCATGCTCAGGCGTCAGACCACATCATACACACATCAGGCGACCGACCGTCGCGGGTCGTAAGACCTTCTCTTCTTGCCGAGCGCCCACGACGCCAGGGTCACCGCCACGATCGGACTGATATCGCTTTCGGAGTCCCGTCGTGACCAGGACCGGCCGCCGTCACCGATCTGCCGGGTCTCCGCACTGGCGATGGCGCTCCACAGCGCCGGGGCCTGCTCGCGGCCGAGGTGCGCCACCTTGCGGTTCCGGATGCCGTCGATCATCTGGCTGAACGCCTCCGCCTCGTCGCCGCTCGTCGCCCGGACCACCTCCAGCCCGGCATTCTCCGCCGCGTCGGCGAGCCCGGCCGCCGGACCGCTCTTCGGGATGCAGATGCCGACAGGCCGCCACTGCCGGCGCAGCTCCGCCAGCCGCGAGACCACCCAGCCGGTCCCCTCGCGCGAGCAGCCGCGCGGGATCTCCAGCACAGTCCGGTACCCGCCGCCCGGTTCAGACCGCTGCCAGGCCGCCGCGATCGTAGCGGTCTTCATCTCCGGGTCGACGTCCACCGCGAATGCGAGCGGCCGGAGCGCGCCGCCGGGCTCGGGCAGGGCGCACCGTTCCCACGCCTCCTCGGAAATAACCGACCACGACTCGCTCTCCTCCGGCCAGTCGCCGACGCCGAGCCGCTCGCGGTCGAACGCGGCCATCGACATCGACTTGAATTCTTTTTCTACATGCTCGTAGAAAATCCGGGTGCCGAACGCCGGGTTCGCCTTCGCCCAGGACCGCGGGTCATCCCGGTCGTCGTGCCGGTCGCAGATCACGTAGCGGTTGTTCTTCCGGCCGAGCACCTCGTCGCGCGGGCAGGTGTCCAGGTGCGGGCTGATACTCCACTCGGCGCCCATCAGGCTCCGGTCGTGCCGTAGAATCCGGCGCCGTACCATGGCCAGCTGCACCGAGTCGTGGTAGCCCGCCGAGGCGGTGTAGATCATCTGCGGGTTGGCCACCGCGGACATGGTCGGCATAGAAGCCCCGACCTGTTCGTCGCTCAGGAACATGCTCTCGTCGTAGACCACGCAGTCGGCGGTGAACGACCGGCCGGAACCGCGGGAGCGGGCCAGGAAACGCAGCCGGCCGCCGACGTTGCGCCGTATCCGCTTGCCGCCGGGGCCGAAGATCAGCGTCGGCGCCGGGCGCAGCTCGATCGCCTCGTCGCCGTGACTGGTCATCACCCGCTTCACCCGGCGGGAAAGGTCGTCGTAGCCGGAAATGGTGTCCCGTACCCGGCGGAAGTGCTCGGCCGCCGCCTTGAACTCGTGCGCGGTATGAATGATCATCTGCTCGCCGAACAGGAACAGCCCGCCTAGCTCGCGCACTTCCAGCACGCTGTTCTTGCCGTTCTGCCGCGAGCAGATAAGCGCCGCCTCGAACGCCGCCCACCGGCCGTCCGGCCTGATCCCCGTCATCTCGGTGAGCGCCCAGTCCTGCCAGGGATCCAACTGATAGCCGTAGTTCGGCGCCCACTGACTGATCAGCTCCTCGGCCGCGTGGTTACCGCAGCCGGACTTGTATCCCTTCCTGCGGCAGGCCGGGCAGTCCTTGTCCTTTTCCCGGTGCCGCGGCGGAGCGGTCCAGAACCGCGGGGACTGGCTGCCGAACAGCGGGACGGCGCTCTGGTCCAGCACGCTGCCGTCGGGCAGGATGACGTCCGGAACGGCGCGGACCTGGAAAGCGGGCGCGGTCACCAGAACTCCAGAATCCGGGCGATCCGCGTATCCAGGCTGTTCAGCTCCGCGTACAGCCCGTTCCAGCGGAACTGCTCCTGCCGGGTAAGCGAACGGCCTTGTCCTTCCGCATCCTCTAGCAGTACGCGAAGCCCGGTCCAGACAGCATCGCGCTGCTCCCGGAGCCGGTCGACAAGAATAAACCTGCCAGGCTGCACGCTACCGTCGGGCAGGACGATATCCGGAACGGCCCGGACACAGAAAGCGGGTACGGTCATTGGCTGCCTGAATGCTGGCAACGGAGCCGCTCCCCGGAACCGGGGCCTGGCACTGTCAGTTACTTACGATACGGCGCAGCGGTCAGGCGAACAGCAGCGCAACGGTCACGGCAACCAGAATGCAAACCACGATCAGTACGTAACCGGGGTCCGGTTTCCCTCGTTTCGCCGTCATGCCTTCCACCACCGTTCCACCTGCTCGACCGCCGCCTGGCAGGTGAGCGCGAAGCTGGCCGGCTGAGCGGGACGGGCGCTGTCGTAGATCACCCAGCGCCTGCCCTGGTGCACCACGTACAGGTAGCCCATTACCCGTCCGCGGCCAGCCGCTGCTCACGCCGTTCCCGGACCTCGTCGGTTACGTCGCCCTTGACTTCACCGGGCTGCATTTCCCTGAGCTGGGCCAGGGCCAGCCGCAGCTCGCGGAAGAACCCGGCAGCGTCCCGCGGCGACAGCCCGCCCTGGTCGAGCACCCGGGCGCAGTTGAGCGCCACCCGGGCCACGCCGCCGCGGCGCATCTTGGCCGGCAGCTCGTCCAGGTCGACCCGGACCGAGTCCTCCATCTCGCCCACCGCCGCTTCCCTTCTCTTCGCACCATACTTTAACAGACGCCTGCCCGGGTCATTCCTCCTGGCCGCACTCCTCGCAGAGGTACCCGCCCTCGCCGTCAGCGCGGATCATGTCGTCGGTTCCGATATCCCCGCCGCAGTCCGCGCACGTACCGTCGTAGGAGGCAGCAAACCAGGGGCCTAGGAGAGTCATCCGCTCAGCATAACGATCTCAGACAGCTACGGACCCGCTTCGGGGGGAAGCGAATACGCTGACGGTATGCAGCATTACTGTTCACGCTGCGGACACTGGGCCGTCCTGCTTCCGCACAGCCTGATCTGCCTGCCGTGCATGAATGCGTGGACCAGGTCCCGGCCCTCTTCGTCTCCGCCGGCGGTACTGGACGGCTGCTGCGGAGCGGGCGGCGCGGCGCGCGGCTACGCGAGCGCGGGCTTCGCCGTCTGGGGCGTCGACTGCAGCGCCCGGCTGGAGCGCGACTACCTGGCTTCCGGCGCCGAGCGGTTCATCGCCGCTGACATCCTCGACGTGCTGGCCGACCGGAACTTCCTCCGGCACTTCGACTTCGTGCACGTCAGCCCGCCGTGCCAGCGGTTCAGCACGATGAGCAACTGCCGGCCCGGACTGGCGGGCACCTACCCGGACCTGATCAGCCCGCCGCGCGAGCTGCTGCTGTCGGCCGGGATTCCGTTCGTCATCGAAAACGTCAGCGGTGCCCGGCCGTGGCTGGTCGACCCGGTAACGCTGTGCGGCACGATGTTCTCGAAGATGACCTACCGGCACC